CACGGGCCGGTTCAGTATGTCCACGTACGACAAGGACGGCCAGACGATGACGGCGTGCGAAGTAACCGCCGACACAATCGGAGTCATCCCCAAACCACTACCCAAGACACAGAAACAAGAAACGGAAACCCCGTGGTAACCGACCCCTTCGCCAACACACCAAACCCCTTTGAAGACGACACCCCAATAACCGTTGAAGAGGTAACCCCCCAAGCGTTCAACGTAGACCCGTGGGCATTCACGAAAGAACCATGGGCAGACACAATAGATTCCTTCGACGTAGCCAAAATCCTAGGAACCACCGTAAACAACGTCCGGCAACTAACGTTCCGGGGAACCCTCACGGTCGTAGGGCGAAAGAACCGACGCGCCCTATACGCCAAGACCCAAGTAGAGCAATACCTCAACCGTAACGTTACGAATAAGGTGTAACGATGGGGCACGACGCGGCCAGAGTCACCGCAAAAGAAACCGACGCCATACGCCTACGCCGCTCAGGACTGACGTACGACCAGATAGCGAAAACAGTCGGATACTCAGACGGCAGAAGCGCATGGGTAGCCGTAAAACGCGGCATGACGAAAGCACTACGCGAAGCCTCAGACGATCTACGGGAGTTTGAAGCCCAACGCCTAGATACCGCTATGGCCGCTATTTGGGACGACGTGCTAGCCGGGGATCGGTCGGCGATCATGTGCCTAGTGAAGTTGATTCAGGAACGCGCGAAACTCTTCGGACTGTACGCCCCAACCACGATCAAGCAGGAAATAACCGTCTATGAGGGCGGAAGCGAATTGGACAGGGAGGTACAACGCCTTGCCGAATTCCTCGCAAGCAACGACACCAACACCGAACCAGATAGCGGCAGCATCCAAACTATTGTGGGAAATGCGGTTAGCGCGTCCTGAGCAACTACCACCACCCGGTGAATGGTCAACGTGGCTGTATCTCGCGGGACGCGGCGCGGGTAAGACCCGTACCGCCGCCGAATGGGTCATGGCTAAAGCGATCCAGTCACAGGTACGGATAGCGATTCTCGCCCCGACGTTCGGAGATGGCCGGGATACGTGCGTGGAAGGGGAATCGGGGCTGTTAGCGATTGCTAAGCGTTACCGGCTACTTGACGGATACAACCGCTCACAGGGCGCTCTGAGGCTCACGAACGGGTCTTCGTTCCGTATCTACTCAGGTGAGGAACCGGAACGCCTACGTGGCCCACAACATCATTACGCTTGGGCCGACGAACTAGCCGCATTCCGTTACGCCCGTGAAGCGTGGGACCAACTACAGTTCGGGCTACGCCTAGGACTGCATCCCCAAACCATCGTGACCACCACCCCGAAGCCGAAACCTCTTATCAAAGAGTTAATGAACCGTTCTGACGGCTCGGTCACGATGACGCGGGGAAGCACGTTCGACAACCGGGCAAACCTAGCCCCGAATGCCCTAATCGAACTGCTCGCACGCTATGAGGGCACACGGCTAGGGAAGCAGGAACTGTACGGTGAACTGCTAGAGGACGTTGAAGGCGCGTTGTGGTCCCTTAGCCTTATCGAACGCGACCGGGTGAAGCATTCACCAACCGACATTGTCCGTCGTGTCATCTCCATAGACCCCGCCGTAACGGCCAACACAACATCCGACGAAACCGGGATCATCATTTGTGCCCGGGACCGGCAAGGGCACGGCTACGTAGAGGCGGACCATTCAATGAGGGGCACACCTCTTGAATGGGCGAAGACTGTCGTAAACGCCTTCGATCATTACAAGTGTGACGCCATCGTCGTAGAGGTGAACCAAGGCGGGGATATGATCGCGTCCACGTTGAGGACGGTACGGCGTGAACTTCCGATAAAGGAAATACGCGCATTCAAGGGGAAACGCCTACGAGCCGAACCCGTAAGCGCACTCTACGAACAGGGCCGTATCCATCACGTCGGGGTTCTTGAAGAGTTGGAAACACAGATGACGACGTGGACCCCCGACGACCTAGGCTCACCCGACCGGCTAGACGCCCTAGTCCACGGGCTTACTGAACTAATGAACGGCGGCGGCGCTGAAGCATGGATGAGAAGTCTTGCAATAGTATGTGAATGCGGATACCCAAACGTAAAGGGTTCTATTTCCTGTGTGTCATGCAACGCCATTCTGAGAGAGGGCCGGTAGATGGGTTTTAAGGATGCGTTAGCGAAGGCACTTAACCTTCCAGTCGGCGCGGTTACCCAGACTGAAACGCAGATAGCGGCACAGGTTCCGGCTTCGGGCACGACGGCGGCCCCCCTTGAGCGCAACCCCGCCGACTACATGGTCCCGTTCGCGCCGGGCAGGCCGCTAGTCCCGGCTCTGATCAATCCTCCCCGCGAAGATGGTCGGGCAGCGCCCCGGCGTTACGAATTCCCGGTGGCATGGAATCTCCAGATCACGGAACAGCGCAACATCCCGTTTCGGTTGCTTCGGGATATTGCAGACGGCGCGGATATTGTCCGTAAATGCGTGGAGGTAGTGAAAGCGGCGGCGTCCGGCATGGACTGGGACATCATCCCGCTACCGACGGCGGTTGATCGCATCCTCTCGGAGTCCCCCGAGATCGGCACGGCACAGGCGGCTAAGGCTGCGCGTGAAATGCTCATGCCCGATATTGCCCGGGTTAAAGATTTCTGGGCCATGCCCGACCGCATCAACGGGCTTTCAATGCCTGAGTGGGTCGCTATGGCTATTGAGGAAATGCTTGTTATTGACGCGCTCAGCATCTACCCCAATCAGACGTTGGATGAGAAGAACCTTCACAGTCTGGAAATCCTTGACGGCGCGACAATCAAGCCGCTACTAGATGACAGGGGCGGCAGGCCGGTCCCCCCCCACCCGGCGTATCAACAGATTCTGTGGGGTTTCCCGCGTGGGGAGTTCACGGCTAGCGCGGACGCTGACGGTGAGTTCACGGTAGATGACTTGATCTATGCGCCACGCACCCGACGACCGTTCACCCCGTACGGGTACAGCGCGGTGGAACGTGCGCTGCCCATGATTGACCTGTACATGAAGCGCCTTCAATGGTTGCGTACAGAGTTCACGGATGGTGTAACGCCGGATATGTTGATCAAGACTGACGCGACGTACGGCGGCAACCCGGAACTGTTGAAGGCGTATGAGCGCATTTTCAACGATGATCTGAGCGGCAACACCGAAGCGCGTCGGCGTATGCGTATCCTCCCCGAAGGCATGGACCCAATGTTCCCGCCGGGTGTGGACGCGAAGTTCAAGCCTGAGTTTGACGAGTACTTGGTTAAGCAGATTTGCTCGCACTTCGGGGTAATGCCGACACAGATAGGTTTTGCCCCTAAGGGAGGTCTTGGCGGTACAGGCGTTCAAGAGGGTGAGCAGTTGAGCGCGGAAATTATCGGTATGCGCCCAATCATTCTGTGGCTCACAGACCTCTGTAACCAACTGTCCTACCGTTTCCTGTCGATGCCCCGTGACCTAGGGTTCCAGTTCGTTACGGGTAATTCTGAGGATGGGCTAGCGGACGCGCAACGGCGGCAAATCCAGATGGCTACGGGTGAACTGACCTTAAATGAGGCCCGTACTGAGATCGGTAGGCCGTTGTTCTCGTTCCCTGAAGCCGATATGCCGATGGTCAGTAACACCATGGTCCCGTTGGCCGATGTTCAGGAGTTGGCTGCCGGGGCGCTCACTCCCGCGCCTGAGGCGGTGGAGACTGAGGGGCTGACGGGGTCGGGTGACCTTACCGAAGCAGTCACCCCAACGCCCGTAACGGATATTGGCGTGTCAAGCGAACTAGACGCCTTCCGCAAATGGGCGAAAGGGGCACGAACCCGACCGTTCACGTTCAAGCATGTAGAGGCGGAAACCGCAGACTCCCTTAACGCCTTGGTGAAAAACGATGTGGAAGCGGCTCGGGAACTAGCGTTAGTGCTGAAGCGTGCTGACCCCGATTCGTTCAAACCTCCCAAAGGTGTCCAAGAGGCCGCTAGGCGTGCCCTGCAATGGTTGAAGGAAGGCCACGCGGGTTCAGGGTTCACGGATGTAGGCCGTAAGCGTGCGTCCGATTTGGCACGCGGGGCTAGCGTGTCACGCGAAACCGTGGGGCGTATGGCTAGTTTCTTTTCCCGCCACGCGGGAGACGGCGCGGCGGAAGGGTTCAGTTCGGGGGAGCAAGGCTACCCGTCGCCGGGGCGTGTCGCGTGGGATGCGTGGGGAGGCGACGCGGGTAGAACGTGGTCACAGAGCATTATTGAGAGTGAACAGAAGTCCGCTAAGGCGGGTGATGCTCGGGGGAGAGGCATCCCCGGCGAATTGGCCGGGGGCCACACAGGACGCGAGACTGATATCGATTTATACGGAACGTTTAAGGGCTTCGCTTGGACCCGTTAACGCCCGTACGCTCGCGGCTGCGGTGGCACGGGACAAGCCTGCCGACACGCTCGCATGGCTTGAGGCTCGCGGGACTGTCCTTCTCGGTGACCGTGCCGTCAAGGTCTTAAACGACCTGTATACGGAGGCGGCGTGGCTTGGGGCGTGCGTGGCGCGGGCACAGGTCGGGGACGTGCGGAAGGCGGCAACGCTTCAGGTTGACTGGGAGGGGTGGAAGCCGGGAGATATCGACGCGGCGCGTCTACTTGTCGCCGATTTGGATTCTAACGGGCTACGCGAATTGCAGGAACGTTCAGGGTTCGTGATGCGGGGCATTAACGAAACCCGCATGACTGATCTAAGCAACGCTTTATCGAACGCGGTCGGGCAGGGGTTGAGTCAGTCGGCTACGGCGTCACTGATTAAAGAGAAGGTAGGCGGGGCTAGCCGGTGGGCGAATGTCGTAGCAAACACAGAGACGCGGAGAGCGGTTACGGCTGCAACGTTGGATACGTACGCGGCTGCCGGTATCGAAATGAAAGAGTGGTCTACCGCCGGGAATGCGGTTGACGAGTGCAAGGAATTTGAGGATGACGGGCCGATTCCTTTAGAGGCCATGTGGGGGGATGTGTCGGGGCCACCGGCGCACCCTAATTGTTTGTGCGTGGTTGTCCCGGTTCTGGGTGTGGCTGCCCCTGTGACGCCTTCTGAGGTGGTGACGCTTCCCGATGATGTGGAGGTGGTGACTGAGGGTGAGAGCGTGCCCACGGTCGCGCCTATCGTTGACGATAACGGGTTTTATGACCGTGCCCAATGGCCGGTGTGGGCGAAGGAATCCGATTTGGGCGACATCTTGGACGCACTACCAGCGAATAGGGCGGATATCGGGTTTAGGCGTACGTCAAAGGCCGAAGCGGTGTTGGTATGGGAGCAAAGGGCCGCGCAAACCACTTACCCGTTACCGGAGTTGAAACAACGCGGGGTGAAGGCCGAGAAGAAACTTCCAAAGTTGATAGCCCAACAACTAGCCGACCCTAACCGCATTGG